TAATTGGTTTGATAAAGCGAATTTTAAAGCACTAAAAAATGAATTTGCATTAGTGAACGAGGAGTTGCGTGCAGGTGGCACAGTCGATTGCATTGGTAAGATTGATGATGATTTAGTATTAGTAGACTGGAAGACCAGTAAAGGTGGACCATATCCAGAAATGATGGTGCAGTTAGGTGCATATACGATGATGTTTGAAGCTGCGCAGCCAAAAGCAAAGATTGCTTATGGTGTTATTATGCGGTTTGGTAAGGAAGATGGGAAGTTCCATAAGCATGTCATTAGCCGTGAAAAGCTAGACGTTGGTGCGCAGGTATTCAGGCATTGTTGTGCGCTGTATTCTTTGCGTAGGCAACTGTGATCACGCCGAATGATGTCTTCTCTAAAATAACAAACAATGGTACACGTGCTTACTGCCCTAAGTGCGATGATAAAGCGGAACGTATCCAAGGTACAATACAGATCAATGCAGACTATGCATTCTGTCATAAGTGCCTTGGCCATTGGGATTTTCTTGGAGAGACAGATCGAACCCCGAAGGTGGAATATAAGCTAGAGAACACCACGCCAAAAGTTGCCAGTAAAGAAGTAGAGAAGAGTGGCTACGCAGAAGCGCGAGAAAAATTTATAGCACATTGGGATCTGGTGGTACAAGAATTAGAGTTGCCCTGGAATAAAAGATGTCTCGATATGCCTATCGGAATACGCAGAGATGATAAAAAGAACGCTCAATTAGTATTCCAGATCAGAGATAACCATGTGAAATATCATAAAGGAGCGCAGTTCGGTGATGCAAAGTGTAAGGTGTTTGAGACTCCGCATCTCTCCAATGAATACCTGCTCATCTGCGAAGGTGAGAAAGATGTCATCACCGCGTACTGCAATGGCGTACCTGCGCTGACGTTTACGTCTGGTGCGGGTGCGCTGCCTGCTGAAGTAACCTTGCCGTCTCAATATAATAAGGTATATATTGTGTACGATAACGATGAAAAAGGCGAGGAAGGTGCAAAAAAACTAGCGAAAAGGCTTTTTGACACTGGTGTTGAATTGTATCTTATGCAGTGGGATGATAAGGCGGACCGCTACGATATTACGGACTGGTTCAGTGATGGGCATACGATGGATGAATTAATTGGATCGTGTGTTCGCTTTGGGGATAAGCCTGAAGATCTCGGTGGAATGCGCAGGTTTAGTCCTAGTGAGTTTGCGAAGACATTTCATAAGATGCCAGAACCGATCATTGAGAACCTGTTGTTTGAGAAGGACCTAATGGGATTGGCAGGTGGTACGAATGTTGGGAAGTCGGTGATGAGTATGCAGTTGTCGGCGTGCCTTGCGATGGGAGTGCCGTTTATGAACTTTCGTATCCCAAAGCCACGAAAGGTAATGCATGTGCAGTTTGAGTTGAAAGATGAGAGCTTTCGTGTGTTGATTGAGAGAACCGCAGGTCATGTATTGGAGCAGTATCCAGTAGAGGCGAAGTTGTTTGAGGAGAATTGTAGTATCTTGAGTAGTGGGCAGATTGATGTGTTCACGGACAAATGGGATCAGATCGATAGCAACCTAACCTTTGAGCCTCGTGATGTCCTGGTGGTGGACAATCTCTATACCAGTACCAATAAGAACGTGAGTAAGAACCAGGATGTGATGGACTTGCTGCGTAAGATGGTGAACTTGAAGAACAAGCACAATGTGGCTATTGTTATTGTGAGTCATCATAAGAAGCTTGGTGAGGCGAGTCCTTTGGATGTGAGTCATATGTTAGGTGGTAGCGCATACACAAATCATCTGGATGGCATTGTGCAGTTGGCCAGTAGTAATCGGATGCCTGGATTAAAGGTGATGAAGATTACGAAGGTGCGCAGTCAGAACGATTTGCATGGTGTGCCAGTTGGGATCAAGTTGCATAATGTGACGGATGGATCATTATACTTTGAGTACATGAAACCACTCCCAAAGAATGAGATGTTTTGGTACACAGATCCAGTGGAGTCCATAGAAGAAAAAGTATTGAAAGCAGTTGTGACAGATGGTCATAATTTTAGTAGCAATGCGTTTGCTTCTGCGTTGGAATCGGTGGCTGGATTGAGTAGTAATAATGCAGTGTATCATTGGCTAGAAAGAATGGAAAATCAAGGTTTAATAATGAAGGTTTCTCATGGAAACTATAGAAAACTTGAGAGTGAATTGGATGGATTCCAGGAATAGTCGTTGTGTGGAGAAGGAGAATATGGAGAATATGGAGAATTTGAAATTCTCATTGACACTTTGGGATGAGAAAAAAAAACGTGCTTGTATATATATAAGAGAGAGATATTCTCTATATTCTCTATATTCTCATTCCTAGGACCATTGGTGATTTACGCTGAAAAATGTCCATTATCGGAGAAAAAGGATAAATCCTGCGAATGGGCATTAATGGCTAGTGATGGACTGCGCTGTAGCATGGTGATTGAATGGTATGAAGACACACGAGTTTGCAATTTAGATCGATGTTGGATTGGAATGTGGAGTCGTGACAAGTTGGCGTGGCGGAACAGAATGCTGAAGAAAAAAAAATAACCACGCCAGTATAATATAATAACCCTGGGCATATAATATAATAAGCACCAAATAGTGCCAAAAATCACGCAAAAAACACCAAAAAATGACCAAAAAATAAATCGAAATAAAAATTTCATATAATTTATATTATGTATAATAGGATTTAAAATACAAGTTATGAGATGTAAAAAAGTATGTAAATATCTAACGTTATTTAGTCAATGTTTTGAATTATGCTAGTATTTAAACGGCGTTTAATGTGTGAAGTTGTATATTGTTTTAGAAGCTTAAATTTAGGCGTTAAAGCTCGTTAAATTGTTTTGCTTGGTTCATGTTAGGCCAAAAAAAAAGCCTCGATTTCTCAAGGCCTTTTTTCGCTTTGTTTATGGTGTGTTAGTTATCCATTGAATACACGAATATTAATGCTATTATGAAGTAAATTACAATTTCGTACATAAGCGCATTATTACAATAAAGATCCATAAAACAAAAAATAGGTCCATTATTTCAAATAGTTTATTCATTATTCAACTCTTTAATTAATTTCTCTTTTATTTTCTTTTTTACTTTTTTATTAGTTTTTTCATTTAATCCAATTATTTCAAAATGATCATTAAACCAATTACTCTTTGTATTTTCTTTTTTAGTCATTTATTACCTCTCTTTTTTTATTAGTATTTAAATTTAAAGACAATATTAAACTTGATAAACTTTTAAAAGCTTTTTGTTTTTTTTGGTCATATTCTTTTAAAGTCTCTTTTTTATCTTTTAGTAGATTAAAATCATCAGATAGAATCATTAAATCTAATATATGTTTTTTTTCTTTATTCATTATTACCTCTCTTTTATTTGTATTGAAAAATATTTTCTTTTATAAGTAGTTGATGTATTTAAAGTATAGCAATAAATAAACATATTTATAAGATCTTTACTTGTGTTACCTTTAATACACATAAAATGCTCTTTATCATGTTTATTAAAAATACATAAATGATAATTATGTTCTTCTTTAAAATCTACTCCATTATAACAAAATTTTTCATTTTGTTTTAATTGATTGTAAACGCCTTCAACTTCAAAATGCTCAATAATTCTATTTTTAAATAAAACTTTAATTTCAAAGTCTAAAACATTTAATTTATGTTTAATTCTCATTTTACTAATTGAGCTTGCTAGTTTTTTAATATTCATTTATTTACCTCTCTTTAATTTTTAAAGTATACTGGGGTGAAAATCTGAAATTATTAACCAATTACAAAACCGCTTGTATCTTTTTTTGCTTTACCTTTTGCAATTAATCCTACAATACAATGTTTTGGATCTAAGAATCTTAAATCATGTTTATCACCGTTAATTACTTTCTTATTTAAAAATGTTTTTGGTAATTCGTTTCTAAATACCGCAGCAACATTTAAACCGTTAACTAATGCGCTTAATGTTTCTTTATGGTTACTTTCCGCGCGTGAAAATGTTAAATGATAGTTAGAAGGAATATTTTTTCTATTATAGATCTTAGTGTAGTCATAAAAAACATGATCCGAGAAATTTTGAATAATTCCGTAATTTTCCCAACGAATATCACTCGTCCCGTTTAATCGAAATGTAGCTTTTAAACCTTTGCGCTGCGCTGCTTTAATTGCGCTTTTTATTTCTTTAGTTAATTGTTTTAAAAATGCGCTGCGGTCATTAAAAAAGAAATTAGTCCTATTTAAACGCGCTTTATGGATTGGATTCATATTGCCGTTTTTATCATAGGTCCAATTACCGCGGCCGCTCTCATCTAAGCAACTTGCTTCACATCCTGGAGTACTCATAGAACAAACATTTTTACCGCTTTTTTTCGTTGGTGTGAAGTGTAATATATATGTTGCATAGCCTAAATCTAAAGATTTATTTGTCTTTGTGTTGCCGTTCGGCGGTGTTAGTAGTCTCATTTATTACCTCTCTTTTTTTTGTTATCATTATAAAATAGTTTTGCTATTTGTTCAAAATTAATTTCATATACAGCGGAAAAAATTATATCACTAATAAAACTGTTATCGTTTTTTACGTTGGTTTCTATCATGTTAAAAATATAGTTTTCTAAATTTGAGTAGAACCAATCATAATTAGTAGAATCATTTAATATGTTTAATACATCATTATATATTTTTTCATTATTATTAATCATTAAATTCATATTGAATGTTTCATAATTACTAAAATCTGAAAAATTACTTTCCGTTCTTAAGTTACCGTACATTATTACCTCTCTTTTTTCTATCTTTTTTTAAAGCACTATCGCAAAATTCACCAAACATAATAGAAAATATATTGATAGTAATTATAAAAATTGATGGGCTCGGATGTAGACTTATTTTAAACTCAAGTAAAAAAAATAAGTTCACAAATAATAAACATTGAATAGTAGATCTCATTTTAACACCTCTCTCTTTAGTTTCTCTTTTTATTGGTTGCGGCTCTCATTCCGCGTTTAAATGTAGTTAATTAATTAAAGCGTGTCAACACCTAACTAGATAAAATTTATCACACCAAATGAAATTAAAAAGAAATTAAACGAACTCACAAAAAAGTCAATGTTTCAAATTCTTTTTTATGCTCAAAAAACTAAGTGTCACAATATCAAGATTTATAGTCATAAATAATTTCGCATAATATCTATTATGTATAATTGGAATGGATATACCAAGGCAAAACCCGATTTGCGCCACTTACCGCGTCTTAAATTTTTTCTATTCGTTTTTGTCAACACCACATGCGTAAATTAAGATATGGAAGAAGTTTGGTCTAACTTAACAGACGAAAATACAGACAAATGGTTGCATGCTATTGATCGAGCAGATCTCTACCACCTGCACATGTTAGTCTTCCGTAGTGGCATGGTTGAACCTAACCTGCGCCACCTCCAACTCGCTGCGCACACGTTTTATGATTTAATGTCTCCACAGGAACTGCGTGTCTTCAAGAAACGCACATTAGGTCATACGTTTGTAGATATTGCAGTGGAGATGGAAATCACAGAATCCAGCGTTAAGGAATACTGGCGCAGAACATTAAAGAAAATCGGTGATGTCATCGAAAAAGCTAATAGCGATGAAGAAAAAGAAAGTAGATCCAGATAAAGTACGAATGCTCGCATCATTTGGGTGCAAGTACATGGACATAGGCAAATACTTCGAGGTTAGTGAAGCATACATACGCAAAGACTTCAAAGATCAGTATGAAGCAGGTCGTGAAGACATGAAGTTCAAACTGCGTAGAGCAATGTGGACATCTGCGATGGAGAATAATTCCATTGCGATGCAGATATTCATG